TCTTTTCTCAGAACCCGCTGCTTCTTTTACTTGTTCAAATATAGTGCTAGACATTTAAGTGATCTTCCGTGAGTATCATGAAGTTCATTCTTCTATCATCACAATAATCTTCTGCTGCCTCCCATTTTGCTTGGTTTTTCATATAAGTTAGAACATCACGTTTCCATGCAGCAGTCTTTCTTTTAGGATTTTTATCGGGACCAGCAACCTGTTTCTTAGGTTTTACTTCAATGATATACTTTTTGTATTTACCGTCTTTATTAAGCACTTTGATGTAAAAGTCTGGGTAATACCTATGAACTTTTCCGTCAGTAGGGCAACGATAGGGTATAATTATCTCTTCACTTCCCCATTCTACAATAGACTTAGTTCTATCACAGAATATCATAAACTTCTTCTCCCACATGGATCTATAGATAATTCTAGTAGGATTACCTCGATACTTTTTAGGGTTGGAGGGTCTAAACTTTCCAGAATAAGCCATAAATATTACAGGTCACATAGTATTTAGATCAAGTGTCATATTCGTATAAAGATTTAATGTGTAGTATAGCGAGAGGTGGGGGCATGGCGCTCTCCACTGGATTTCGTGTGAAATTTGATTTTGATGATGGAAGTGATAAAGGAGTTAAAAATGTTTTAGAACAGCAATTAAAGTATAAGGATGGGTATAATTATGCTGAACAATACGTAGATGAGGTAAATCTCCCTGGAGCACAGGCTGCTACAGGTCAATTAACTGGAAGATTTACTGGTGAAGGTGTTACAAATTATATTCATCAAAAGATGTTCACCGACTTTCAATTGGGTTGGATGTGTGATGCTAACATGAGTCCTTTTAAGTTTATGCAAACTTGGTATCAATTTATTTTTCAGGAATATGATACAAGTGCTCAAGAAATCCCAACAATGGAGACTGCTGTAAATGCATCTGCTGAAAACATGTTGTCTACTAAACCTAAAGAGTATAATAGAACCACAAGATTGCGTTTTCCTGAGAATTACCATTGCACAATAAGGATTGCTAAAGCAGAAAAAGGTCCTGCAAGCGACACCAGTAGAGTTTCTACAGTTCATATCTTACAAGAAGCATTTCCATATGCAGTAGAAGCAATACCTCTTTCATTTGGAACTAGTCAACTTGTTAAGTGTACCGCTAGTTTTTACTATGGAAAGCATAGAGTAGTGTATAATGATCTTGCCCCTCAATTACCCTCCTAAATACTTATATAAACTGAATTTATTATGGCTTTACCTAAGGTAACCGCGCCTACTTACGAGTTGGAACTACCATCGAGCGGTAAAAAAGTAAAATATCGTCCATTTCTAGTAAAAGAAGAAAAAATTCTTCTCATCGCTATGGACAGTAAAGATGATAAACAGATCACCCAAGCAGTGATTGATACTCTTGGTGCTTGTATTATCACCCGTGGTATAAAACCCTCACATCTTCCTAGTTTTGATCTAGAATACGTCTTTTTAAAAATTCGTGCAGCATCTGTTGGCGAAGTTGTAACATTGAATGTTACATGTTTAGATGATAATAAGACTCAAGTCTCACATGAACTTAATCTTTCTGATGTTAAAGTATTCAAACCAGAAGGACATACTCCTAAAGTCATGATTAACGATAATGTCGGTATAATCATGAAATATCCAAGTATAGAACACTTTGTTAATACTGGACTTGCTGATAAGGGTGATGCTATAGACGGATTAGACTTTATTGTCTCCTGTATTGATCAAATTTTTGAGGGTGAAGATGTAACTGAAGCAAAAGATTGTACTAAGAAAGAACTTGCAAATTTTATTGAGAGTCTGACTCAAGATCAATTTGATAAACTTTCACAGTTCTTTGAAACCATGCCTAAATTACAGCATACTTTCAAAGTTAAGAATCCAAAAACCAAGAAAGAAAGCGAATACACTATTTCGGGGCTACAGAGTTTTTTCGCATAGTACTCTTTCATACTAACTTGGAAGAGTATTTCCAAACTAACTTTGCTTTGATGCATCACCATAAATACTCTTTAACTGAGCTAGATAATATGATGCCTTGGGAAAGAATTGTATACATTGCACTTCTATCTCAGCATCTTGAGGAACTCAAATCACAGAACAATCAATTCTAATGGCGTCAGGAACCCAAGGATACGAAGCGGCTCAATCAGGTGTTATAGAAAAAATCATCGAACGCTTCAAAAAAAGAAAAAAAGACGATGAGGGGAATGATAACTCAGTTCCAACGGATAAACCTGGCTCGCAAAATCCTGACTCGCCAACCAGTCCTACACCTACATCATCAATGTTGATACAGGGTGCAACTGTTAATCAGTTGATGTCTGGAAGTTCTGGTCTTTCTAGATCACCAATAAACATCACCGAATATGGTGAAGATAAAATTTTACAAGCAATATTAATTGAGCAGCAAAAAACTAATGAAATACTAACAGCACAGAATGAAATTCTTACAGCTCCAACTGGTATTAGTAAGTTTGATAAACAAGAACAAGATATAGAAGCAATAGACGATTTGTCTGGTACTCAAGGATATGAGAAAGCAAAAAGCAATTGGTGGAGAAAATTACTAACTTTCCTTGGTTTAAAATTCGCAAAGGTACTTGCTAGTCTTAAAACACTCGTACCTGCAATTGTTGCTGCAGCAAGTAAAATTACAAGTGCAATATTGCTTACGGGAGCTGTTTCAACCATCACCAATATTTTTTCAAAAAGTCTAAACAAACTTTTTACGAAAAAATTTCTACCTAAGGTTAAACCAAATATAGATGTTCCGAAAGTAACCCCGAAAGTAACCAACATCAAAGGAGATATTCCATCATCTGTATCTCCATCAAAACTGGAGGAGCTCTACAACGCTAAAAAATTAGAAAATTTAACAAAAAATGCAAATAATTTAAACGTAAAACCAAACAGTACGATTTTAAATGAAGTTGGGGGTCCAGGTAAAGTAACTGCGACTATTAGTAAAGTAGATGAAACTGTTGATGCTGGAAATAGCATAAAATCAACAAATAAAATGTTAAAAGGAAAGAATTTAGTCAGTTCAAGTGCTGATGTTGCTACTAATACTGGTAAACTTTCTAAACTCAGTAAAATAAAAGGACTTAAATATGCGATTCCTGGATTAAGTGCTATTACATCAGTGTTAAATCTTGCTTCTGGTAATTACGCTGAAGCTATCATTGATGGTGGAGATGCAGCAGCAGACATTGCTATGGTATCTGGAAGTACAACAGCAGCGACTATGGGTGGAGCAGTATCATCATTCCTTGCTCCAATTGGAGCGATGATGGCTTCTAGTTGGTTAGGTGAAGCAAGTCGTGGATGGGGTGATTGGATTTCTGGTGATGGTACTAATGGGATTAGAAATACTCTTGGAGGAATAGTAAATGGATTATCTGCATCCCTAGAAGTTATTGGAGCTCCTTTAACGGGTCTATTTGAATTTGTGAAAAGTGGATTTAATATGGAGAAGTCCAATAAGAAGATGGCTGAAATTGACTCTAACATACGTGAAGGTTTTAGAAAATTCTTAAATATCGGTGATTTTATGAATATCATTCCTGATGAAGTAGGAGGATTTGGTACTTTAAGTTTGTATGGTGAAGATAATGTTAATGCTGCAAACGAGAAGTTACTAAAAGATAAAGGTATTGTAAATGAGGGTGAAGTTAAAAACTCTAGGGGTGGATCTTATTTCTTAGATAATCCTACCAATATGGGACCATTCCAAGGTGGTGAGTCAGGTGGAGAGGTCGTAACCTTCACTCCATTTGGAGGAAGACGACTTGTTAATGAGATGGGTCAGCATATGACTGATGCACTACAATCACCATTCAAATTTGCTATTGGTGGTATTGCTGCAGCAATTGATAAAGTTACTGGTACTCTAGGTCCTATTGGACAGTTCATGAAACAAGCGATTGGTCCTACTCTAGGAAAGTTAGTAAAAGCATCTGGATTGACCAATCTAAGTCTAGGTGGTGTAAGCACTGGTATTGGTAATTTACTTACTGGTGCTCCTGCTAATGCTGGAGGACTTTTTGGTGACTTACTGACTGGTGCAAAGAGTAGTGCTAAACAAGTTGCACAAATGTTTACAGGACAGAGAGAGGATACTGATTATTCTGCAGTCCTACCACAAGGAAGACCAGTGCTCACAAGTAAATTTGGTCCTAGAAATTTATCGTATGGATCTAACGACCATAAAGGAATTGATATTGGTGTCGATAGGGGATCTCCTGTTACTTCTATGGAAGATGGTACTGTGACTTCTATCATTCCTGATTTTATGCATGGATCTGCTGTTGTTGTAACCAGTGATGCAGGAGATGCAACTCTATATGGTCATGTTGACCCAACAGTAGAAAAGGGACAAGAAGTTAGCAAAGGTGAAACAATTGCTAAGGTGAAGTATTGGCCAGGTACAGGTGATATGGCTGCTGATAACACACATCTACACTTAGAAAGACACCCTGGTGGATATGATGGACTATCATCTGCTGTAGATCCTCTAGAGTTTACTAAGAATAGTTCTAAGACACTGAATCAATCTGAAAATATAACTCCATCAGATAATACAGGTAATAATATAGAAGCACCTAAGACAGTTGGATCTCTGTTTATGCCTAATATTAATAATAAGGAGTTGAGTCAAGAAGCACTTCTTCTTGCACAAGGACAGCAACAATTAATGGGTGCTTTACAAACTCTTCAAAAAACTGGATTCTCGGGTAGTGGTGGTTCTGATAAATCTGGAGATTCAATGGGTGGTGGTAGTGGATTTATACAACCACAGACAGATCCATATGCATCAATATATGCTCCACTCCACCTCAGTAGATTAGGTACTGCTTAATGAGTGAAAATAATACCAATCCTGCAGTTTATCAATTCAAAAGCATTAGAATTTCTATGCTACAGGGACCATATGCAAAGAAAAAACCAGTAGAAATAGGTGATCTTGTCCTTGGTTTTACTTATTATGAAGATGTTACTAAACCATTTATTAGTGCTAACTTAAACATTAATGATAGTGGTAAAAATTTAATTGGTAGTGGATCTGGTCCTATTACTGGTGGTGAGGTAGTTGAGATTGATATAGAGGGACCAGACAATAAAGATTATAGTTACGCATTTAAAGTTTATAGAGTTGGAGATAGAATTAATTCTGGTAAGATACAAAACTATAATCTAGGTTTGATTTCTGCAGAAGCACTCGATGATCCACAAACTAGAATAAAATCTACACTATCTGGTAAACCAGATAAGATTGTTGAAAGAGTTTTAGGTGATGAAGGTCTTAATACTGCTAAAGATTACATCTTTGATCCTTGTGAAAATTATAAGACTATTATACCTAAAAATTTAACTCCTTTTGCTATATGTGCTAAGTTACAAGATCAATCTATTCCTTATGGAGCAGGTGGAAAAGGTGATGGTGAAGGTGCTGAAACTGTTAATGGAAAGTATTCTGAAGGAACTGCTGGATTCTTTTTCTATGAGAATGCTAAAGGGTATAATTTTAGATCAATTGACTCTTTAATGGATATTAAAGGAAGTTTGGGTCTTACTAATGCAGGTCAAGAAAGCAATATTAAAACTTTTCAAGACTCTGCTGGTGTAGAAACAGACGCAACTTTAATAGATGTTCAGTTTACATCTGAGATTAATTTAATGCAAGGACTCAGAACTGGTGCATATGCGTTACGATGTCAGTATTATAACTTTTCTACAGGAGATTTTAGTGAATCAACTTACTCTGCTGGTAAATGTTGGAATCAACTAGCTCATTTAGGATCACAAGATGGATTAACTCCAGGTCAAGAATCCCTAGCAAAGCGTCCAACTAGGATCGTTTCTGCTATACTAGATGATGAATCATATTATAGTGGTCAAGATGCAGCTGCAAACGATCTAACTTTTAAAGATCGTACCCCAGAGACACTCCCACAAGCGATATCTAGGAATTATCTCCTAAATACTCAAGGGTTACGTGTAGTAGTCCCTGGTAATTTGCAGTTAGTAGTTGGTGATGTTATCAATGTACAACTGCAAAATATGTCCACTGAGAAAGATAGAGAAGTAGCATCTGTCGATGAAGATCACAGTGGATTTTATCTCATAACTTCTCTTTCACGGTTTTACAATAAAATCGAAAAAAGAGTCACAACTATGTTATCTCTTAAACGAGATTCATATGGAATATTAGAAACTTAATTACCTAAACAACATGGAAAATATAGAACAACACATCCAAAAAGACAAAGAAATCCTTCAAGATCCAACTACTAATCCACAAATGCGTCGTCATATTGAAGAAGAATTGCATGATTTAGAAGAGTATGTTGAGCATCATAAAGAAGAGATTGAAGCAGGAGATCACCATGATCCTAATGCTATTGAACTTTTCTGTGATCAAAATCCAGAAGAACCTGAGTGTCTAATTTACGACGATTGATAAATGTCTAATGATCCAACAATTAATTCTCTTTTACCGATCCACCAAATTGGTCAGGATGGTGGAGGATTTTGGATTGGGCAAGTAGAAGAAATAGATGAACCGAAGCAGTCAAATAGATTTAGAGTTAGAATAGTTTCGGTTCATAGTTCAGACTGTAGTGCTGTTCCTACAGAAGATTTACCATGGGCACATTCCGCACTACCAGTAACGGTACCATATAAAACTGGTGGAGTTAGTGGTGCTACTGCTAACCTAGAGGAAGGTGACTGGGTATTTGGTGCTTGGTTAGATGGTGATAATAATATACCTTTAATTCTTGCATCTATTGGTACTGTTGCAAGATCTAAAGACACACCACCTGATAAAACACAAGGTGAGAATGAAGACAAATGTTTAGCTTTCCAGCAACAAGTTAATCAAAGAACCAATCTTGTTACTGACCAACCAGCAAATAAAGAAGAGAATAAAAATTTAGCATCAGGACTAATTGCTGGTGGATCTGGAACAACATTTAGTATCGCAGATGGACAACATTCTGCAGAAAATAGCACAACTAATCCGTTTGGTAGTAATGTATGTGTAGCTCTTTCTCAAGCTGAATGTAATAATGACACCAAAAAAGATCTAAAGTATGTCTTAGGAGAACTATTCAAGATGGTTCAAGACAGTGGAGGAAACTTGGGAGACTATCTTCTTAGTGGAGTCAATGGTGAGATCATGAGTTATGCTAATAAAGCACAGAAATATATTAATAAAGTTTTACGTATTATCAGGTCTGCTCTAGCAAGAGTTAAAGGTGAAATTATTGCTGCACTACAGAAAGGTATTGAAAAACTTGTAAAACTTATTCTGTCACCTTTTGCAGGTATTTTAGATGGAGTTCAAAAATACCTTGAAAATGCTCTAGAAAAGATTGGTTGTAGTATTGAAGACATTTATGAAAGACTTGTAGATTTTATTACTTCTTTGATATTTGACTATCTACTTAAAGTATTCAGAGCAGCAACATGTCAAGTTGATATCTTTGTAAATGCAATCATCAATAAAATTGTTAGTCTTGTTTCAAACCTTCTTGACGCTGTACTAGGTCCTCTTCAAGCAATCCTTAGTATTGCATCTGGTGCATTAAATTTGGTTGGTGGTACTTTATTTAAAATTATGAAATTTCTTGGTATTTCCTGTGGTGGTCTTGATTCTAAATGTGGTGATGAGGATAAGAGATGTAGTAAACCAGAAAAGAAAGATGAGGATAATTTCTTAGATGAATTACTCAAATCAATTGAAGATGGTCCTTTAGACTATGGACAAAGTATTTGTAAAGATGCTAGAGATTACGATGTGCCTGAGCAAACTGGTGGATTTTTCTTTGGTGGTCTTCCTGATGTACCTGTAGGTGGTGGAAACTCACCCATCTATGGTGGTAATCCTGATGGTGGTGCAGGAACTCTTCCTTCTGGTGATGATGATAGTGTATCCAGTAAGATTATCACATATGAAATTGAGGATACTAATGTTCTCGAAGGAGATAAGGCAACAATTAGAGTTAGAAGAAGTGGTTTTACTTCTGTATCTAGTTCTGTTACCTTCACAACTCAAGATGGTAGTGCTAAAGCAGGAACCGATTATATTGCAAACGATGGTATACTAGGATTTGGACCCAATCAAACAGAGAGATTTATTGAAGTTCAAACTTATAAAGATACTGTAAATGATACACCTCAAGACTTTACTGTAAAAATTGATTATTCTACAGGTCTTCCTGTTGCTAATTTTATTTCCAATATTGCTACTGTTACTATTGGTTTAGCACCTGAGATAGATCCAGCACCAGGAGCTCCATTCTTACCACCTGCTCTTGCTACCCCAATTCAAGCACCTACACAATTCCCTTCTGAAGATGTAATTAATGAGAGTATACAAGAATCAGAGGAAGTAGATTCTGGTATACCTACAGCACCCACAGAGTTGAATTTTACTCAGTATAGTATTGAAGTACAAGCAGATAAAGTAAACTATCAAGAAGGTGAGTTTATTACATATGTTATCACTAGTGAGGGTATTCCAAATAATACAGTCATGGGTTATACTTTATTTGGTAGTAATATTTCTGAGAGCGATATTATTGGTGGAAATTTATATGGAACATTTACGATCCAAGATAATGTATCTGCAGTGGTTGTTGGAATTGCTGAAGATGCTGATATTGAAGGTCCAGAGAATTTGAAATTTAGTATTAATGGAACTGGAGCATCTGCTGACGTTGTAATTTTAGGACAAGAAGAGTCTACACCTATCGCAACAGTTGCTCAATCAACTCCACAGTTTAAAGAACCTACTATCGGTCAACCAATAGTTGATGATAACGGAAAAATTATTGAAATTCCTATTGATGATCCAGGTGACCCATATCTTTTACCACCAAACTTTGCTATCACTGGTCAAGGATACGGTGCTATGGGTGTTCCTCTTCTTGATAGTAATGGATATGTTACTGAGATTCGTATTACACAGAGAGGAAGAAACTTTGTTCCCAACAGACCAGAAACTGTTAACTGTGTGTTAGATTCTTTGACTTTGACTAGACCTGGATCTGGTTATACGAGTGTTCCTAGAGTGCTCATCAACGGTGAATCTGGTAAGGTTGTTGCTAGAATTAATGCTGCTGGATTTGTAACAGGTTTTGATGTGATTGATAGAACTACAATTTATGATAGTGCTCCTACTATTGATATTGTTGGTGGTGGTGGTTTTGGAGCAAATGCTCTCGCTTCCCTATCATGTCTAGATAGTGAGACACGCGATCTTCTTGGTTATGCGAAGGTCGGAACTGGACGTTATGTTGATTGCCCATCATGAGTGAAAAATCTAAATCTATAGGAGAATATTTCAAAAAGGTAATTACCGATGGTTTACCTAAGGGAGATGATTTAAACAAAACTATTAAGACACCTCCTCATTCTGGAACTCAAAGAACATCTTCAGCTAATAAGTTGAATGGTGTTAAAGAGATGAAAGCACAGAATGAAGATGGTAGAGTAACGTATATTGTCTGCACAGATAATGGTCAGTCTTTAAACTTTGATGAGGTAGGAAATATTTTTCTTGGATGTGGAAAGATTGGTGATGACGAAAGTGGTGGTGCAATGACTGTTCGTCCTCAAGGACAAATGATTGTTAAAGTTGGTGATACTTTAAGTATTGAAGTAGAAAATGGACAAAATCAAGAAAAACCATTGAGTCTCGTTGTTTATGGTGATATCAATATGGAAGCAAGAGGTGGCAATCTCCAAATGTCTGGTGATAATGTCAGCATAAAAGCTTCTAATGACATGAATATAGAAGCTTCAAAAACACTTACAATGGGGAATGGTAAATCATGTGGTAATGTTCATATTTCTGGTGGTACAATTAAACATGAGGCAGTTTTTATTAAAGATGAAATTTCGGGTAGTATTTCACAGAGTGTTTATGGTGAATATACTATCAAACAATTACTAAGTCCTAATGCATCATTTAATCTTATCTCATCTGGAGCATTTAATCTGACTGCTGGTGGAGATTTAACAGTTAAAGGTTTAGCTAGAGCAGAAGCCAGAATTGCTGGTAAACCACCAATAGGAAAACCAACAGCAACAACTCAGAACGCATTTATGTTTAATGTATTAACAGGCAACAGTAAAATAGATTTTAAAGCAGGAAACATAATGTATGATGTAAAAGGAGGAAATGTAACTAGTACAATTTCAGGTAATAATACAAGCACTGTTAGTGGTAATCAAACTAAAACCATCAGTGGAAATCATACATCCACCTACTCGGGAACTTTTAACGAGACTATTACTGGTGCTACAACTCTTACTAACAATGCAGCATATACCCAAACTATTACTGGTGTTCATACCCTCACAAGTAATGCTCAATATACGCATAACATAACAGGAAATGCTACAATTCTATCAAAAGCAGTCATGACTATCACTGGTGGTACACAGATAAATTTGAATTAATATAAGCAAAACTTATATTGATGATATTGTATCCTAATATACAAAAGGTTGA